ATGTCGGTTTTAGTCTTTAATTTAATGCTCGTTTTGTACTTGGCAAATCAGTCGTAAACTGAAAGTCTTGGATTCCTTTATCCGCCACATCGCCAAGTTGCAGGACGTTATGGTTAATGCTACGAAACGGGTTCAAAAGACGAATTGAAAACCAAAGAAACAAAAGAGCGATGTCCTTCTGTTCTTGTAGTTTCTTCAAATCCTAATTCTTTTAATAATTCGTGTCCTTTAGACCAATCTCTTGACATTTCCTCTCCGCATAAATAAAGTGCTTTTACATATTTTTCAGTTTGTAAAGCGTTGAAAATTGCCATTTTTTCATCAGGAACTTTTTTCAGTTCGTATTGTGTTAAAATTCTTTTTAGTTGATATGGATAAATTTTTACTCCATAAGTCAAGCATCTTTGAATAAGCATTGGTAATTCCATTGTAATTTAGTTTTATGAACCGCACTAACCATAACAAGTGTTTGGCAAAAAAGCGGGTTCGGTTATTAATTTAAAGTTTGTTTTTGTGTTATCGTGTTCTTGGCTTCGGGAAAACGATAGTTTTTATTTGTCCGCTTCTTCGCCAAGCCCAAAAACGTTATCACTCAGCTTTTAGAAATACCTGTTAAATTAGTTTCAGCTTCTTTTTTAGCTTGTTCCGTTCTTAATTGAACCCAAACACATTGCATAATTGCCATTTTTTTAATATCATAATTAAAACCACCATTGATGTATTTTTGATATTCACGAGGACTTATTTCAAGTAATTCACAAAACTTTTCTTTTGACAAATTAAATTCTTGAATTAAGTTTCTTGCATCACGAGCCATTGATAACTGAATGTTTAAATATCTAAAATCTAAATCATTCAAATCGGTTAAAAATTTTCTAACTTCTATTGCTTTCATTTTGTGTGTGAATTAAGCCGAAGTGATAACAGTGGTTTCACAATATTGCCACTTCGGGAGTTATTTAATGTTTATTTTGTACTTGTAAACCATTTTGCTGACATCAACAATATGGTCTTATTTATTTGGCAACAAGACAAAGCCGCAAACCGTTATAACCAATTATAACCCATCTTTGTAAATAACATCGAAATCACGATATTTTTTTCTTAAATGTTCGTAACTTAAATCAATTCCATCTTCTCTAATTAGTCTTGGAAATGGAAATGATGGCATAATTGGGTTTAACTGCTTTTCAATTTCTTTTATTTTATTAGATAATAAGTAATTCTCATATTCTAATAACTTTATTCTTTCTTTTAATTCTCTATTCGACATAATAACTGGTTATAAAAGCAATTACACTCTATTGCTACATTGTGATTAATTTAATGTTTATTTTGTACTTTCAAACCATTTTGCTGACGTCAGCAAAATGGTCTTATTTATTTGGCAACAAGACAAAGCCACAAGACGTTATAAGCAATAAAAATTACTGCTTTTGTGGTAAACAAATCTTACACGTTACTTTACTAACATCTTTGGTATTCGGCAAATCTGTTATTACGTGCCTTATTTTACCACAAATTGTTTTAAAGTGTGTTATCCTTTCTCCTGTTTTGTGTTCTTGCCGAATTAAATGTGCTTTCATAATTTCTATTGATTTTCAATTAATAATACATAATCTTCCCAAGTTAAATTTCTATTATCGGAATGCGAACGTCGTAAAACGTCGATAAATATTTCTTTTGCTGCAAGGTTATAACCTGCAATATCAAAGAAGTGATTTTCTACACTTGAGTTTTTCTTTTTCCAAGCGAAACCAATAACCTCATCGCCTTTTTTAGTTTCGGTTCGATGCTCCGCTTCAAAGTGTGAAAAATATCCTTTCATCGAATATTTACCTTTTTCGCTTTGTGGGAAATTCATAAATCCCGACGGTTGAAACCCATCCATACCCATTTTAACAGCCATATTTGATGCTAAAATATCTTTCAATTGATTTACTTGAAGCATATACAATTTACCCGCCATTTCTTTACTACGGCTAATAATCGGAGTGTCTTTACTGATTTTTCGATATTCATCTTCTGCATAACCTTTAACTCCAATCACAATCCTATCATTAATAGATTTGATGTAATCATAACTTAATTTAGTGAAATGCCCCGTATCGATAACCGTAATATCAATATCGTAAACAATTCCGCTTTGGCTTTCTAAACTCGCTCTTACAATCTCGCTTAGATAACTCCAAACGCTAAACTTTTGCCCGAAGTTATAAGTATATTTATCTCGATTACTTTCGTTTTCACGCTCTGAAACCGTCTTTTTTCTTGAACGCTTAAACGTTCCAATCGAACCGTGATTAATCGAATACGTTACGCCAGTTGAACTATGCGCTATGATTTCCCAATCCAATCTAACATCTTCGTTGTCTTGTTCCATAACCCCACCTAAGTCACACGCCATAGTTATCAATACTATTTTACCATTACCGTCTTTTTCGCAAGTAACATCTGGAACAATTCCGATTGGATAAGTACGAGTATTGTTTTCCATCATTTCGTTAACTCGTAATGATTTCCCTAACTCTACCCACGTTTGCCCCAGTTCCGTATTTAAAAACGTTTTCAATTTATCTTGGTCAACAACTCCGTTAGGAGGACAAGCTTCCAACCATTTATAAACCAAATCAACCCACGAAATAAAACCAGGCGGCAACACCAAAGAATTTAATTGATAACTCCTAATGTTTGGTTTTTTTGCTACTGCAGTTGGTATCCAAACACCCGATAAATTCAAATCATATTTTTGAGTTGGTAATATTTTTCCCGTGCAACTTTGACATTCATAGTGTACGCTTTCCGGAATTAATTCAAACTTATCGTTTAGCTCCCACTTTATACCGCCAAATGTTCCATCTTCACGGTCAACACGCCACTCAATTGGAATTAAAGTTTTGCAATGTGGACAATTCCAATTCCATTTGCGTTGATCACCATCCAAAAAAACATCTTCAACATTACTTTGTCCTTTAATCGTTGGCGAACTTATCCAAGCTATTTTTTTTGTTCCTGAAAAAGATTTCGTTCGAGCTTCAACTAAGCTACGAATACTACCTTCTTTTTTGTTGATACGTGGTGCATCGTCTAACTCGTCAGCTAAAATATACTTTACTGAATAAAATCTCAAATGACGTGGATTGTACGTTGCAACCGTTAAACTCCCACCAGCAAATTCTTTTTTGAAGTCAGTATCTCCAGATTTTTGATTTTTCTTTTTTATAATCGACGGACGGATTAAATGCGATAAACCAGAATTGTGTATTATTGGGTCTAACCTATCTCGAACGGTATCTTGCGCCAAGGTTTCCGAGCCCGAAAGAAACATTATATTACTTGGAGTTTCTGAAATTATATAAGGAATTATAGCCGTGATAAAAGCAGTCAATCCACTTTGAGAACATTTCATAACTGCAAATTGCTCAACGTCGGAGTTTGCGCTCATATTGTCCGCTATTTCTAGTAGATACGGCGTTAACTTGAAACTAAAAAACCCACTATAATTACTTTCTGCACTCGTTAAGTAAATGTTTTTTTCAATCCATTCCGTAGGCTCAATGCGTACATTACGAAAACTAAACGCTTTTGTTTGTATCTTTTGAATTGAGGTTTTGAATAGTTCGTTTAGCATAATTAAAATTTATGATTTTCGATTGACTTTTTACAACCGTCTTTGCCACGTCTAAAAAGACCTTCAACTATTTTACAATCACATTCGTTTTTAATTTCTTTTTTTTCGGATTGTAATTTATTTTTTTTGACCTTAGAAACTATTTCTTTTTCTAATTGCTCAAATTCATAAGTCATTCCACTTTCAGTATCATAAGCAGCTAATTTAATCCCTATTGCTTCCAACACAGAAACCATAACATCAAATTTCATAGATACGCCTTTTTCCCACTCGTAAAAAAAAGCCAAACGCAAACCAGTCATCTTTGAAAGATTAGCTTTGCTCCCCGCTTTTTTTTCCGCTATTTCTAATAATTGTTTTTGGTTCATAATAATTGTGTCCATTTTTTAATTATTTCATCTTCTCTTTTTAACTTATTTTTAAATAAAATTTGGTCTTTAGAATAATTAAATTCGTTATCTCTTGACCAAGTTATATTACCTTCCCAATCACATAATAAAATTCTTTTTACCATGTATTTATTAGCTCCGACATCGTCAGTATCTCCAAACCTACTCCATTGATATTCAAAAATACGTTTTAAATCTGGATGTATTGACGTTAGTAAAAAATCTTTGTATTCCTTCCAAGTTTTAAATTGATTTGGTAATTCTTTTATTGAATACATTAAATTTTCTTTTCCATACATGGCAGCCGTATGAACGCCTTTTAATCGACGTTCTAATTTATCATAAGTTTCTGGTTCAAGTTCTTGCAAATCTGTTAAACATCTAAACGCTTTTTCGTGTACTAAATTTGAAACTCTAAAACTTCTTAAATTACCACCAAGCATATACATTTTATCATAAACTTTGTTATATGGTAAATTATTTTCAATTAAATATTTCCAAATATCAGTATAACTCCAGTCAATTATTGGATAAGCCTTATTTGGTTCGGTTTTTCTTCTTAACCAAAACAAATCACTATCTTCTCCAAACATCACAAATCTTCTATCTGGACTTTCTTCAGCTCGTAAACCAATAATTGAAACAAAACTTCCTTCAAAGTTTCTTCTATTTTGTTGAGCAACCCAAAGATTAAATTTATAAAATCGTTTAGGATATTTATTATCTAATTTTTGAATAGCTAACGGATGTTTTTCTCTTACCCAATCTTCGCTATCACCCCACGCCCATAAGAATAGTTGCTCGTGACTTGCTGCATTAGTCATAAATATAGGTACTTGATACCATTGGGGAATAACATTTGGCTGCAACATTGCCCATTCAACAAAATCAATTGTGCCTTGATATTCGGCTTCTTGGTCTTGAAAATACAAAATGAATTTACGATTACGTTTTTTAGCTTCTGCATTTACCAAATGAAATAAAACGGTACTGTCTTTTCCACCAGAAAAAGCAAGCTGAATATTATCGTAATTATCAAATAAAAACGATATTCTTTTTTCAGTTGCACTAAGCACATTTTCTATACCTCTTATTGCGGTTCTTCCCATGACTTTATATCTTCTTCAACTTCTACAATTTGACGCTCTATTGAGTACGGAATACCTTTAATTTCTGATGCTATTCCTTTCAAACCAATTAACCTTTGAACTTCTTCTAAAGTCATTCCTAGCTCTTTCATTATTTTAAGTTCATCCCATCCAGATTTTAGCATTCCAACCAACGATGCTTGTAATTCAACTTCATGTTTACCTCTAGCTCGATTATGGCGAATAGTAGATGCCATTCTATCTGAAATATCCTTTTCGATGACAGAAACGGGCAACATTCCGTTTTCACGATCAAAAATATCTTTTCGAGTAAGCATTATTGTATAACGGTGAAATCCATCAACAATAATATATTTATCACGTTCTTTGTCATAAAAAGCCACAACAGGCATTGTATAACCATCGGCTTTTATGGATTGATAAAGCAAATCCATTTCACGCTTTGCCACGTGGTTTGGATTATAGTCGTTTGCTTCCATTTTATCAATAGGAACTGCAATAACATTGTAAACTGGACTTATAAATTTTTTCATAATACTTGTTTTAATTCTTTTTTACTTATGCTTTTAAAATAATTCAAGGCATCTAATTTGTTTTGGTTGTTTTTTTTAATCAAATTATCCAAAGGTATTCGACCATCTAAATAATAATGATAACAAGTTCTTTTTTGACCAGTTCTAAAAATTCTACGTTGGTACTGATCCACATTCATCCAATCCCAAGTTTTATCAAATTCAACAGTAACATTAAACTGGTTTTGCAAATTTAAACTCATGCTATCGGATTGTAAAGAAAAAACATTTATACCTTGTATTTCATTTTCTAAAAACTCTCTACTATTAATAAACTTCGTATAAACTGCAACATTTTTTAAACCGTGTTTTTCAATTATTGTTTTTACAATTTGTATTTTTTCACTTGCACAACAATAACAATGTTGAAGTTTTTGAACCATCATTAGAAAAATATTATTATTATATTCTTCTAAATTTTCCTTACATAAAAAGTAATCCTTTATTTCTTCATATTCAATTTTCATTAAACCATCAATTGAGTAAGAAATATTAATATGCTGAACATCTACATCTAAAACCAAATCAGCTTCGTAAATAAATGGTTTTATCAAATGAAAAAGATAATCAATATTTGCGTAACCAGTTATAAACTCATTTGTTCTACCATTTTTTAAAACAGTAGTTTTTTCACAAAATACATTTTCAAATTCTGCATACGACATATTCAATATTTTAGGCGAAAGAAAAAACATTTGTGACCAAATATCTAATAAGTTTCTTGAAAATGGAGTTCCGTTTAATATCAATTTATATTCTGAATTATGCGACAAATCAAATATTCTATTTGTTCTTTTAGCTGTTGGATTTTTAATCAAAAGACTTTCATCGACAACTATAAAAACTTTTTTAAATTGAGTTGTTTTTTTACTTAATTCCAAGTAAACTCTATCACTCATTCCAACACTTTGAACTCCAATAAAATCTATATTTTCAAACGTATGCCATTTTTCAACCTCTGTTTTAATTCCAGTATTTTCAATTTTAGGATTTACAGATTTAAAAGGAGCAAACCACAACACATAATCTGGATTGACTTGTTTTATTAATTCAACTGCAACTCTAGTTTTTCCAGTTCCAGAAGATTTAAACAATGCTCCTACTTTTTTTGTATGCAAATGATTTATTGCGTTTGATTGATTATTTAATAAGGCTTGCATCTGGTAAGTCATTAGGGTTAAAATTTATTTTTACTGGAGTATGTTTTTCAATATACCAACTTGCAATGTTTTTCTTCTCTTCATCTGTTAGTTTTGATAAATCACATTCAAATAGTCTTTCATAAATAAAAGGCGGTATTTCTAATTTTCCAGAAAGATTGTTTTTAATTGATAATTTATAACACAATTTAGATGGTATCCAATACTCTTGATTATTGATACGAATTAAATTTGCTTTACCAGTTTGAGCAACTAACTTATCAAATTCAATTCGTATTGATTTTATGATAACCATTATAGGTAAGTCAAATTAGCAAATCTTTCAAGTAGTAGTTTTTCGCCTTCGGTTTCAAAAACTATTCTAAATTTTTTCATGCCGTCGTTTTCGATTTCTTCAACGATTTCGCCTAATCCAAAACGAGCATGTTTTACTTTTTTACTTTCGCCTAATTTTACTTTTGCTTTTTCTATTCTTGGTTCATGTTTAGAAACTAATACATTTGCAGCAATCTCTAATTTTTTAGTTTTTGGTAGGTTTTCAAAAATAGCTTGAGGGTAAACATTAAATCTTTCGTCAAATTGATTTTCAGTTAAAAAGCTATCTTCAACTTTTCCATCATAAGAAATTTTAACCTCAACTTCTGTTTCGTCTTGTGATAACCTAGCATCGATTAACTCTACTTTAGATAATTCAATGATTTCTAAAATTTCATTTTCAACATTTTCTATAACTTCGTTTTGCTGACTTTCAATCCAGTTATCAGATTGCGAAGGACAATCAATAAAACATCTAACCACAAACTCGTCATTTCTAATTTCAACATAAGTTTTTGTTGACATCTTTTTTGTATTGTAACCTCTATCAATATAAACTCTTTCTTTACCTTCTTTTGACCAAAATTTTCCGTTTAATTTAGTTGCTAATTCTTGAAGTGTGATAATTGATTTCATAATTGCTATTTATTAAAGATTGTTTTTTCTTGCTTGTTGTCTTCTTAATTCATTTGCATCTTCTATTTGAGCCATTGACAAATTACTTACTTCGCTAGTGTTAGCAGTATTAACTTTAGTGTTAATGGCTTTAGAACCGATTTTAACTAATTTATTTACAGTTGTCATTCCGTTAGCTCCTAATGCTTGAACTTCCACATATTCGTAAACTAAACCTTTTTTGTTTAATAATTCTAATGTTGCGATTTCTTTTGCTGTAAGTGTCATAATTTCTAAATGTTTTAATGTTATTATTTTAAGACTTTGTAAAATTACAACTTTCCGTAAAACCACCAAACAAAAACTAAAAAAAATTACTAAAAACCGTAAAATTTAACATTATTACGGAATTTAGTAATTTGTATCTTACGGAATTTAGTAAAAACTATTTTCGCTCCCCTCGACTTCTCACTTCTTGATACTGACTAACTGCAATATCTAACTCGTAATTAGCATCCTTTTCAGCTTTACTAATCACTACATCCATTATTTTATCTAATGCCGTAGTGATTTCCACTAAGTCCTTACGATTACCACCGAAACGCTCCACCATTACTAACGCCATGTTATCACGTTCACTTCGAAAGTTCTTTAATATCGCCTGAACATTGACTACAATTATCTTTTCAACTTGATCCACGGGCAATAAGTTCCCCGCCAATTTCTCCAACTGCAAACGCTTCAATTCAGCTTCACGCTCCTTGGTTTCTGCTGCTGCAATCTTAGTCCTTAAATCAATATCAGCGTACTGCTTTTGTTGTGCTGTTAATCCCGTAGGACGTTCAACCGTTTTTCTAGTCTTAGAAACATCATTTTGAGCAACAACTGGATTTGGTTTGTTGATGTTTTGCGCCTTTTTCTTATCCAAAAACAATCTATTTACAGCATTGTCCGTATCTATTTTGCCGTCTGTCCCCTTTATTATTTTTCCCCGCTGTGCGTTCTTCTTTGCCGTGTCATAAGACATTCCAATCATTTCAGCGAACTCTGTTAAACTTACTATTGCCATGTTTTGAGGTTTTTGTCCCTACAAATATAAGAAGCTAGGGACTTTTTTCGGGACTGTTTTAAAAAAAGGTTTATGTATGAACAAATCGAAGTGCGCAACATATTGCAATCTGATTTTTGTAATTTTTTACAGTACCTTTTTTAAAGCGATTAAACCCGTAATTAAATGCTTTTTCTTGCGTTTTAGACACTATCGCATCATTGAATGAGTAGTTATTCATTTAACTTGCCTTTCGTTTCTCTACGGCTTTGCATTGACTTTGTAGGTTGTTTAATGTTGTACTCTACTCCATTGCATCGTGAACAAAAGCCTTTGATTGAAATCTCTTTGTCGTGGTGATTAATATCACAATTGTTTTTTCTTGATGGTTTCATAGTGTATTACCTATTAGATATTAAATCCTTCAATCATTCTCTTAATAGCTTCTTTAATAAATACATTGTTCATTTTATTTTTTTTATTCGTCATACCTCCAAATAATCACACCCCAAACCATTTTTGCGTTATAATCCATAAACCTATCCAAATAATAGTCGTAATAACCTCTGAACTCTTTTTCTGTCGTTAGGTCACGGATTATGATGTCTTTTGATATTCGCTCGTTGTGTGGCATTGGTTCGGGTATTACCTCTGGTTGATGCCATTTGTAGCGTTTGTCTTTGTAAACCAAATAAAGTAATCTTAAAAAAGCGATCAAGACTAATACTATTATTGTTATTTCAAATGTTTTCATAAATATTGTTTTTAAAGTGTTTAAAAGTTTCTTCTTGAGAGTGCCATTCGTTGTTAAAAAAATACTTTTTGTCTTTTGGGTAATAAATAGAATTTTCGTTTAACCATTCTAAAAACTTAATGGTAAAATCGTCGTTTATTTGTTCGCATTGTATAGCAAATCTTTCAGATTCTCCGATTGTATTAATACTTACTTTTGTTTTGAAATTCTCTCTTAACTTATTCATTTTTTTTTTGGTTTTTTAGGGTTTAATCTAAATTCTAAAATCCATCCGTAAAAATAAATTTCAAAACTATCTATCAATCGTGTAAAATAAATTTTCATACTCTCATTTTTTTACAACCCCAATTCCTTAGCGAATTTAGGGGTTAGGGTTAGCGAATAAGGGATTAAATCTTCTATTGTTTTTATTTCAGTAGTATAGTTGTTTTCTGAATTATACAAAAACAATGTTTTATTTTCTGTGTCAAAAATTAAAAGCGTTTCGCCATTTTTAACATAAATAAATCCTTCCTCCGAACCATCATATTCAAATCCTTCAAATATTACGTTGTCTAGGGCGGTGGTGTATTCAATCCATTCATCTGTTTCAATTGAAGTTCCCCATCTATCCTTGCTGTTTTTCCATCTCATTCTGGGTTTCTCAAGTATCCTCCACTCCCCATTTTCTTCCACCGCTGCAACAACCATTCCGACGTTGGTTTCTTGGGAGAGGAAATTGGCGAAGTTAAAAAGTCTATATAATGTTTGCGTGTCTGTTTCGGTGTTAGTCGACACGTCAAGACTTTTTACGTACTCCACCATCGATGGTAATTTAATTTTATTCATCTTTCAAAGTTTTAATATTAATAGCCAAATTTCGGTAGATTAGGTTAAAACAATCAAAATTCCAAGATAATAACTTTTGCATTTCAGAATAATCAAGTCCGTTAATTGGATTTTCTAAATCTTCTCTAAAAAATAAATGACGTTGACTTTCTTTTATATTATCCATCGGCACAAACCCTAAATCTTCACGATATTCTGTTAAACTTGATAGTGGGTAAAGTAGAGGTTTGAAAAACTTATAAATTGATAAATTATCTACATGTCTGCCTTGTAAAACATCTTCTTTGGTTGATGAATATCTACCTATGATTTTGAATTTAATCTTCAACCCAGTACCCAAATACCCTTTTAATTCATTAATAGTTAGTTTATCCATTGCCTTTTACTTTTTTGATTAGTTGATTAAATTTTATAATTCTATTGTAAGGTATTAAATGTCCTGAATCAGCACATTCTTCAAATTGATATTTAGGATTTAAAACATCTTCCATAGCATCCAACAACTCCGATAACTCGCAGTTGATTTGCTGACGGACTTTGAATGCATCGACTATTAGATTGGCGTTTTTTTCAGTTTTTTGTATACTCACAAACTCGTTAGTGTAAACTCTCAATATAAGCTCTTTTTTATCATTTACAATAAAACAATCGCCATTGTGATAATTTGCTTTTACCTCGCCTCTCGTTCCTTTAAACCCGCTCATTTTTTTTTGTTTTTAATTACTGAAACCTTATAACTGTTTGACTTATACTTTTCGATTTTCTCTTTTGTAACTAAAACCAATGTACGGTCTTTTTTCATCCAAATTGCACCGTTTTTGATTAAATCGGCTTCGATTTTTTTAGCATCATTTAAAGTTTTGATTGCTTGTAATCTGTTTTGTTGGTTGATTTTGTCGCCAACTGCATTTGTCGGATTTAGAAGTCTATCTTCCATAATTGAAATAATTTTAATTGTTTGACGTCGTAAAAGTAAAAATTTATTTTACAATAGCAAATATTTTTTTTACTTTTTTATTTAAAACAAAAAAAAGACTGTCGTAAAACAGTCTTTAAATTACTATTAGTTTTATTTTTACGGGATTACTAAAAACCCTTAATTAAAAGGCAAATCCGAATCGTCATCTTCTTTCGGGTTTGGTTGTGGGTTGTTTTCGCTTTGTGGCGCACTTTGTTGAGGTTGCTCATTGCTTTGATTATCACTTTTTGCCCCGCCAAATTCTATTTCATCAACAATACATTTCAAAACGCTTTTTGTTTGTCCGTTTTGATCTTGGTATTGCTCCACATCTGCACGTCCTGTTACTATTACATACGTTCCTTTTTTCAAATAAGGCGCAATAGAAACGTTATTTGTAAAACGTGAACACTTTACCCAAACCGTTTTTGTTTCTTCCTTAAACTTATCCGTTGTGGCTACATTGAAGTTTATCACTTGCATATTTCCACTTGGTAAGTCGTTTACTTGGGCGTCATTTCCAAGAAAGCCCGCCACGATAATTTTCCTCATTTCTAATTGTTTTTAATTATTGTTTCTATTTATAAATTTGGTTTGTAATTTTTTCTAATAACCGTATGAACTTTATTTGATAAGTCTTGAAAATAAGTAGAACTTGCAACTTCTGGAATATCGATTAATGAATTGTTTACTTCTTCACATTTTTTAGTAAGCAATTCTTTATACTCAATAGCTTCTTTAGTTGTTGGTTTTAATTCGTCCAATACTTCTAATGTCAAATTTGATAACACTACTAATAAATGACATAACTCTGATTTCTTTTTTGGATTCATAATTCTAAAGTTTGTTGTTGTCCGTATTTTTTCCTCACAATTCTAATTTTAATTGTTTAGGTTTTTGCCATTCAGCTAAACCAGTTGATAAATCTATTAAATCGATAAAAACACTATCAGTACACCAATGACCGCATTTAAAATAATAAGTTTTTCCAATGACTTTTTTTAATACGAAAACACGATTGTTGTTTGGTTCTGGATATTTATATTTTTTTACCGCCATGAATTTTTGACAATTGATATTTTTTTGATAGTTCTGAATTATTTTCTAATTCTAAATTATGCTCCAAACAACATCCCGCCCAAGTTGTTGTGTCAAGATAGTTTTTACCCCAGCGTCCAACTCTGTGTTCAATAGTTGTTGATGGCTTATTGCATCCGTCGATAAAACAAATTCTATTTTCTGGTTTATTTAAAAACTCTATTCTCAAAACTGAATATTTAGCGTTTTCAATTTTCCTTTTTTTTGAAACTTTCGGAATTGGATTTAGTGATTTTAGTTTTAGATTACTGTTGAACTTTTTAGGAGCATAAACCTTTTTTGGAATGAGTTTTTTACACTCATCGCAAGTGCATTTTTGTAGGGAGTTGTACTGCTTCCATACAACTCCAGATAACTTACATATTTTTTCAATGTAATTAGCCATTTTTTAAACAGCTTTTAAAGTTGAAGTTCCAAGTCCTTCGGTTTCGCTACTTTGAGGTTTTGACTTTTGGTTAAACAAGTCGTTATCTCTTTTTCCTTTGAACAAAAACAAATAAACTTCGCTTGTAATTTGCTCAATTATGGTTTCGGATTTTGCTCCCAAATCAAGATCGTCAAATTTGATTATTCCCGATGGAATTCCAATTTTACCGTAGTCAGTTTCTAAACTTCCAGTTATTTTAACTCCTTCGTTGCCCTCGCCACCAACCAAAGAAAATCCAGATACTTTGCAGCGGTCAATTTCACTTTGATACTCATTCATTGCGATTTTCAAAGCTTCATCATTCTTTTTGATGTAATCTCTGGAATGTTCCCAACCACGAAGTAAACCTAAACTTTGAGCGAAAACCTCGCTGAGTAAATTTACTTTGTTAAACAAATCTTCACTTGGCTTACTATCGCTATCAATAGTAATTAAATCATTTCGGTTTTTCGCATTGAAATACTGAATGTGAATTGATTTCTCACTTACTTTGATTTTTTGCAATTCAAAGTCTTTTAATTCGATT